AGATAGCCTCTTCGATATCACGCAAATGAGACACGTTGATGTCTCTGCAATCATCTACATAATTGATGACGTTACGCAGTTTGCCGTGTACGCGGAGCATGTCAGACCGCTGATTATTTGAAATTTCCATATGCCAATCTCCTGTGTGTTGGCGTTTCGATTACTTACCCATACAGGTATCAAAACAGTACGTCAACACAAAAAAAAGAGGGCCAGTCAAAAGACCAGCCCCCTTTCCAGTTTGGCAACAACTGAGGAGTGTACCCTACAAAGCCCAAAAGGACATTAAAAGACTTCGTAGGGTATACATAGTTTTAGCACCAGTGTTTTGTGTTTGTCAAGCCACCTTACGCATTCTTTTTCGGTTCGGCCAACATACAGTGCAACCCAGCGCGGATAGTCTACACAGTGTTTCGACTTAACCAATTCTCGTTCGGTTTCGCCAATGCGAACAGAAGACACTGCCGCGATAACTTCATGTCTTCCATCTTCAGACTTGACGTACGGCAGTAGGTCTTCACCCTTGTACTTAAATACTTTAATCTTCATCTCGTTCCTCGTCCAACACTTCGATATAAACATCAATGGCGTCACGGATTAAGTCAGCGACTGCTACTTGTTCAATGCTAACCTTTTGCATGTCTTCTGCGTGTTTACTTAGTCTATCATACTGATCTTGCTTCATCAGTAAATTGTAAGTTTTCGTAGGCTCAAGAATCTTGTTGGGTCTTGGCATTGCGTGTTTCCTTTGTCAGTCTCTTGTCTTCTTTATCCCTACGTTTATCGGGGACAACCTGCTTACTGAATCTTCTTAACTGTTTAGCTATAGGGTTGATTTTATTAATCTTTTTCATAATGGGGTTTCCCCTATAGGTTACTCTCCTAATGGGGTAGCGGATTTGTCAACCGTCGTCAAGCACAAATTTACCGTTGACAGGGTTTCCTGTGTCGATTACTTTCCTGCCAAGTCTTTGACGATAGGAGATTACAGATGCAAGAGACGCCCCCGTGGTTGGCAGGACATGTAGAGTCCTTACCAATCCCCGCCCTAACCACTGCACGATACGACTGTCCGGTGTGTGGGGCCAAGAATACATTCAGTGTCACTGATGATGGTACGCAGCGGTTGTGGTATTGTTTCCACGCTGACTGTAATGTCAAAGGTCGAACAGGTGTCACGCTAGATAAAGATTACGCGGCCAATGTCTTCAAGAAGAGGCAGTCCAAGCCTGTACCCGAAACGACTGATAGTGTATTTGAAATACCGCACACGTTTGTGCAGCTATCCCGTAGCGTAGACGCAGAGTTGTATCTGCGAAAGGTAGGCTGCTACGATGCGTACTTAGCCAATCGTGCTGACATACGATATGACATCAAGAAAGATCGCGCCGTGTTTCTCGTGAAGAAACGGGGAATAGTCGTGGATGCTGTGGGTCGATTGATAAACGGTGTCGGCCCAAAGTGGTACAGATACTCCCGCAGTAAGCAGCCGTTTATCTGTGGTGACTACAGCACCGCGATTGTTGTGGAAGATTGTGCGAGTGCATGTAGTTGTTCTAACGTGGCAACAGGTGTTGCTCTGCTGGGTACAAACCTACTGCAAGATCACATAGATGCGTTGCGTAATTACAGTAGAGTGATTGTTGCACTTGACAAGGATGCCACCGACAAGGCAATAGAAATAGTGAGAGTGCTGTCACAGGCGGGCATATCCGCAAAGCTAGCAGTGCTAAGTAACGACTTGAAAAATATGGAAAAGGACGAACGGGATGATTTCTTACGACGCCAAGTCAACCGATAAACAGATACTGGGCTTCTGCCTAAGTAGTGAATTTTTTGGCAGAGTAGCCAACATAGTGAACCGCGATATGTTTTCGCGGGAGATGAAGGACGTGTTCGATGTCATATCCTTCTGTCACACAAAGTACGCCAAGGACTTGACGGTGGGTGAGTTGTCTGTCCTTTTCGATGACCGAAACCCAGCCATGCCGGACAGCACACGCGAGAAGGCACAGGAGTTGATATCTGAATTGTCACCCGGCAATCCGGAAAACGTAGACTTGCACATGGACTTGGTGAACAGCTTTTGGCTGCGCGACAGGGCACGACAGATTGGCGAGAAGGCCATTGAGATATTCACTGGCGACAGCGAGGAGTTCGGTGAACTTCGACGCATGATTGAAACAGTGGAAGATGGCAGGATCAGTGATAAAACTACTTACTCTGAAGTCACTGAAGGTCTGCTTGAACTGCTGGAAGATCATGGGGGTCCGCCTGACTTCCCTTTCGAATTCGATCTAATCAGTGAGAAGATTGATGGCTTAGATCGTGGCAACCTTGGCATAATCTTCGCAAGGCCCGAATCCGGCAAAACTACTTTCTGTTGTTTCTTGGCTGCATCCTACATACGACAGAAGTTCAAGGTGCTGTACTGGGCGAACGAGGAGAAGGCAGAGAAGATCAAGATACGCTTGTGTCAGAGTTACTTCAATGTCACCCGTGCAGAGTTACAAGAAAACAGTGCGCGGTACAACGAACGATACATCACAGAGATAGAACCCTACTTCCGGATCATGCGATCTGTCGGTACATCTGTTGAAGAGGCTGACGAGTTTATCAAGCTTAACAAGCCGGACATCATCTTCATGGATCAGTTAGACAAGTTCCGCATCAAGGGCGACTACAGTCGTGGTGACGAGAAGCTGAAGGAGATATATGTCAATGCACGGGAGATTGCTAAACGCAACGAGGCACTGATATGGGCCGTGTGCCAAGCATCGTACGAGGCAGAGGATCGCCAATTTATTGACTTCTCAATGATGGACAACTCTCGTACTGGTAAGGCAGGCGAGGCCGACATCATCATGGGCATCGCTAAGACAGGCGGCAGTGATATCGAAAATACGTTGCGTGTGTTGTGCGTATCCAAGAACAAGTTGAACGGGTGGCACGGACCTATCAACACGCATATCGATGTTCACAAGGGGGTGTATTACTGATGTGGGCCTTAATTATGCTTGTGGTAGGTCTAAAGATGATAGGTGATGGTGAAGCCGCTACAGCGGTAGTGGGTGCAGCCATATTGCTTTCTGCGTTGGCATCGGAGTAGTTATAATGAATGTTCTTACATTTGACGTTGAGACGACACACGTTGAAAAGACAGGCGGCGGATACACACCGCTACCCTACTTCGGCAATCGTCTAGTCTCTATAGGTTACAAGTGGATTGGTAGTCGTGTATCATACGACTGCTACTATCATGCAACAGAGCCAAAGACGCCCGCTGCTGCGGAAGGATTCCAACTGGCACTGAATCATGCTGACTTAGTGATAGGCCACAACATCAAGTTTGATTTGACATGGGCAAGGGAGTGCGGCTTTGTTTACGACGGTAAAATCTATGATACGATGGTGGGCGAATATATACTCGCCAAGGCGCGGAGTTGGCCTCTTGGACTTGCTGCTCTTGCAGAGAAGTATGACGTTACCAAAAAGGAGAAAGACCTTGTATCGCCGTATATTGAGAAGGGAGACACGTTTTACGACATCCCGTGGGAGATAGTAAAAGAGTATGGCATCGCTGATGTCATGGCTACAGAAGAGATAGCCCTAAAACAGCTAGAAGCCTTTGGCACAACCTTTGAGGAGATTTGCAGTGAGCCTGCTAGAGACACTGAAGCTGTCGCTTGAAATGACAGACGTCCTGTCCCGTATCGAACGGAACGGACTACGAATAAACTTGGATACCTTAGAAGAGATTGAGGATCAGTATCGTCAAGAATTTCTGATCTTAGAGGGTGAATTGAAAAGCATGGCGCAGGAAGCTATGGGAGATACCCCTGTCAGCTTAACCAGTCCCGACGACAGATCAAAGCTTCTGTACTCTCGTAAAGTAAAAGACAAGCATGCGTGGAAGCGTTTGTTCAATCTTGGCATGGAGCAGCGGGGTGCTACCATGAAGCCTAAGATGCGTCCCTTTATGACTCCCAATGAGTTTGCTGGCAATGTGTCAGTAAACACAGAAGTCCTGTATAAAACTGAAGCAGAGAGATGTGCTGGATGCTTGGGTCACGGGCGTGTTCGCCTTGTCAACAAGGACGGTACTCCCAGCAAAGCACCCCGTATCTGCAAGGCGTGTGGTGGCGCGGGTGTGATCTACAAGCCGACGAGTGAGGTGGCCGGTTTCAAGCTGATACCGCGAAATGTTAGGGATGTAGCAGCGGCAGGCTTCCGCACTGATCGTGAGACACTTGAAGAAATGTCGAGCAGCCTAACAGGTGATGCGCGACTGTTTGCAGAGAAGTACATAAGATACAATGCCTTACGCACCTACCTTAACACTTTCGTAGAGGGTATGAAAAACAATGTTGATGATCACGGGTTCATCCATCCGGAATTTATGCAGTGTGTTACGGCGACGGGTCGCCTTTCGTCTCGCAATCCAAACTTCCAAAATATGCCACGCGGCAATACTTTCGAAATCCGCAAGGTGGTCGAGAGCCGTTTTGACGGTGGACAGATTATTGAGGGGGACTACTCGCAGCTAGAGTTTAGGGTAGCTGGATTTCTTGCCAAGGACGAGCAGGCGTACGCTGACGTCATAGACGGCACAGATGTACATAACTACACTGCGTCTGTCATTGGCTGTTCACGACAAGACGCCAAGGCACACACGTTCAAGCCTCTGTACGGTGGCACTAGCGGAACCAGTGAACAGAAGAGGTACTATCGTGCTTTCAAGGAGAAGTACGAGAAGGTCACAGAATGGCACGAGGACTTGCAGAGAGAGGCTGTCGAGAAAAGGGTTATCACCCTACCTTCGGGACGACAGTACGCCTTCCCCGACGCTCGTTGGACGAAGTACGGTACAGCCACGCATAGGACTAACATCTGCAACTATCCTGTGCAGGGATTTGCTACTGCAGACCTTCTTCCCATTGCACTGGTGTCACTAGAAAAGACCGTGCGTGACTCCGGCATCAAGAGTGTCATATGCAATACAGTACACGATTCGATTGTCATGGACGTTCATCCGGATGAAATTGACATCTGTGTAGATTTAATGAAACACGCCATGCTGTCTCTTCCCTTTGAAACAATGAGAAGATATGGTATTGCATACGACATGCCTGTTGGGATAGAAATCAAAGCAGGAAAAAACTGGCTTGACTTAGATGTTGTATATGGCTAAGATCAATCTACCACCCCTCATGAAAAGGAGTTTAGGAAACATGACTGGGACAGAACTTATGGAACTTGATGACTTCGGCGCTATGGCCAAAGCTTTCCGGAATGACGAAGTAGAGTCGTTGATGGAGATGACTGGACAGGGTGCTGTTCAAGAACGTGTCGGGCTTCCCCGACTAGGAATTAACTACGATACGGAAACGGATGATGGTCGATCTCTTGTCCGTGGAACGTGGAAGATATTTCACAATGGTGAGATGATTTACGCAGATGACGTCGTAGTGCGTCCCTTGCTGCGTACGTTTGAATACAGCCTGTGGGATGCTGAGATGAACGAGGGCAGGGGTGGATTCTCCGCCAAGTCAGTTCAGAAGACTTCATTCGGGGGGCAGTTCCCCGACAGTGCAGGTGGCAATAAGTGTGGCCGCTTGACACGCGACGAAGAGAACGGACTTGATAAGGACGATCCTGCGTACATCAACTCTCGTGCCGTAGTATGTAACCAAGTTATCTACGGACGCATCACTGGCGAATTCAAAAATGCTGACGGCAATGTCGTGGCTATGGAGAACGAGCCTATGATCGCATACTTCAAGCGTTCGGGCTTCAAACCAATCTCTGACTTTATCGATGGGCTTACCAAAAAGAATAAGCTTATGGCGCAAGTCGAGATGAAGCTGTCGACTATGAAGAACAAAAAGGGAAGCGTTACCTACTGGACCCCTGTCGCACAGATGGGCGAAACAGTGAGCATCTCTGACGATGACAAAGACCTATTCGGCCTGTTCGCTGATACGGTCAAGGGGCATAACGATACAGTTATGAACGAGCATCGTGAAGCAGTGAAGACAATGGTATCTGATAGTGACGTTGATCTTGCTGCGGAGTTTGGTGATGCTAACGCTGCTTAGTATCCAAGACTTCATGTCTAAGGCGCTGCGGGGGGACACTTCTGTTCCCCCGTCAGTTCTTGAAGAGTTTGCAGAGGACTGCCGTGCTGCCACTGCGGATCAACTGTCTCGTGAGAAGAGGAAGTGGCGCATACGCATGTCGGGTCTTGGAAGACCTGTGTGCCAGCAAATACTAGATAAGCAGGGCGTGGAAGAAACCATGTCCTACAATACTCTTTTTAGATTTCTGTTCGGTGACATAACCGAAGCCATCGTCATGCTGATTATGAAAGAGGCTGGCGTAGACATCGTGGACTATCAGCGTCCTGTTAGCCTTGACCTCGACGGGGTGACGATAAACGGAACACTCGACGTAATCATTCGGGATGAGTCGGGCGTTGAGAAGGTATGGGATATCAAGTCGGCAAGTGACTACGCATACAAGTCCAAGTTCACTGGTTTCGAAGGCTACGAGGGGATAAAGAAGGATGATCCATTCGGATATGTTATGCAGGGCTTTCTGTACGCAGAAGCGACGGGTATGCCCTTCGGTGGCTGGATAGTCGTAAACAAGTCGAGTGGTGAAGTCGCCTGTGTTGATGTCCCGGACTGGTGCCAAGAAGATAAAGAAGAATACCTAGAGGAAGCCAAGAGACGTGTCAAACTTTTGACAGGCCCAAGTGTCAAACCTTTTAAGCCCTTCCCCGATACGTTTGAGACGTACAAGCGAAAGGGTGAGGTAATACGCACGGGGAATAAGGTGCTGGCAAAAGAGTGCAACCTGTGCGGCTTCCGGCATCACTGTTGGCCGAATGCTGAACTGCACTCCAAGGTGACATCGGCTGCTAAGAACCCACCTAAAGTTTGGTACACACGTCTCAAGAAAACGGAGATGTAATGTGCCATTTGTATTTATCCGTGACTATTCGGAAGAACTACTAGAACTAAACGAAAGCATGTATCACCTGTACATCGAATCCCACAAGAAGGTGGGGGGCGGCAGGAAAGTCGTGCGTATTCGTCAAGACAGTAGGGGTCTTCCCTTGACTCTTTTGAACGACTTCACAGAGTCCGGCAACCTATCGTCTAACACAGACAAGCGGGATATTGTGAACGTCGAAACTGAGATACAAACAGTAAGTAGGTTATCACAATCCGGAGTTAACGTATGCGTCCCTCTGAAGCCGCTGACAGACGTAATGAGTTGCCTAGAAGAACTGTCCCCAAAGGTCGCGGGGTACGTTCTAAGACGGCTGGGATCAATAGGAATGCGTCTATGAGAAAGTCATCAGCAGGGAAGGCAGGGTTCCGGTCTAACTTTGAGTTGGGCGTTGCTAGGTCTTTGAAGAGGCGTAGCATCCCCTACGAGTATGAAAGTGTAAAGCTTGCCTACATACCCAAGCCGCGCACCTACACGCCCGACTTCTATCTTCCGGATCAGAAGATGTTTATTGAAGTGAAGGGTTACTTCGACAAGGGTGACAGGGTTAAGATGCAGCTAATCAAAGAACAGTACCCGGATCACGATATCCGCATAGTGTTCTTGAATGCAAAGAATAAGATATACAAGGGCAGCAAAACAACATACGGTGCTTGGGCTGACCGACACGGATTTAAGTGGGCGGAAGGATCAATCCCAGAGGAGTGGTACAAAGATGAATGACAACGATGAAGATTTTGAAGCAATAGTCGAGAAGGCCAGTCTACTTCCTAGCAGATACTATGTCGTCATACGGGATGCTGAAGAAGAAGGCAGTCTCAAGATGACAGCCTATGATACCACCGAAGAAGAGGAAGACGATGAGTACGTTCCTGCCGGTGCTGTCGTGCTGGCGGGTATCATGGAACTGATGGAGAATGACTTCGACAGAATCATGAACGCGGGTATGGCCCGTCTTACCTTTCAAGCAACTAAGCAGAGCATGATAGAAGAGGCAGACGAAGAGGCTACTGTCGAACATCTACCCGATTCAAACATTGTAAAAGTAACCTTCGGAAAACTACAATGATCAAAGAAAACTGGACCCTTAACAACTATCAGATGCAGGCTCGTGAGTTTGCCATCTATCCCGAAGACATGAAGATCACCTACCCTAC